CGCCCAAAACGTGATACGCTTTTTGTAATGATTCCGTCCACCTTCCCGGCGCGGCAATCTTCAATCAACTGCAGGAACTGTGCCCGATTTTTGGTGCGTGTGCCGGAAATGCCTATATCGGCATATATTCCGGCAAATTCGCAGTCATCATCCCGAGAGAGTAGATTCTCGTAATAAGTTACCTGTGCCGCAAGACTGTGCATCTGCTCGTCCTGCTGACTTGAAACGCGGCAGTATGCAGCGATGCGGTTACTCTTCTTTATTAGCGGTTTGGGTTGAAGTGTTACAATCTCCCTTTTTTCGTTTAGCATATTTTCTCACTCCGTTTTGTATCGTCCACGCAAGTTCGGTACCATCCCTGAATACAAAGGTGACCGTGCAGTCTGAATTAACCTTTAAATAATTGACCGTAGCCTGAAATACCAGCGGGTCAAATTCCTTCATTAGGCCGTCCAACTTATCCAGTTCCCTCAGAAAAGCAGTAATCTGAATACGCTTTGCGGCAAGGAGCCCTATCTGAGAGGATAGTTCCTTTCTTTTCTGCTGCAGAGTTTCGTGACGGGCAAGGTATTCTTCATAACGCTTATTGATTTCTTTTATGCCGTCTTTTTGCTTACTGCCCACTGTAAGTAGATTGTTAATCAGCGTGGAAATTTCGCCGCATTCGCGGTTCACGTCCTCAAGCTGGGCTTGAAGTGGGCTGTCGTCTGTAATTGCTTCAAGGCAGAGCGTATAATTCGCTTTGATTTCATTCTTGCGGGTGATGATGCTGTTTATAGCTGCAACGAAGGTTTCCTCGATACTCTCTTCCTTTAGCGTCGGTGTATTGCAGTAATTACGCTTCATGAACTTGTTGTTGCAATGCCAGTGCCATGAAGAGTATTTGCTGCCGGCGTGCCATATCTTTCTGCCGTAATACCCGCCGCAATCCGCACAGATGATTCGCCCTGAGAAAATTGAGATGCACTGAGCGTGACCACCGGCTGATTGCCGTCTGCGGAACTCCTCCTGCACCATCTCAAACACCTCCGGGCGAATGATTGCGGGGTGGTTTTGTGGTATATAGTACATCGGCAGTTCGCCTTCGTTTTTCTTAGTCGTTTTAGACAGGAAATCTACTGTGTATTTTTTTTGTAAAATTGCGTCGCCCCTATATTTTTCGTTGTGGAGGATGCTTACTATAGTAGAAACCCGCCATTGCGTCTTTTTACCGGGCGTTGGTATATGTTCCTCGGTCAGTCGAGTCGCTATGTCATAGGGCGTTTTTCCCGAAAGATACTCGTCATATATACGCCGAACGATTACCGCCTCTTCTTCGACGATTTCCATCTCACCGTCCTCCGCGCCTTTCTTGTAGCCGAGAAAATTCGAGTACGCAAGGCTCATCTTGCCGTCGGCGAATCGCTTGCGTTGACCCCATGTGGTGTTTTCGCTAATGCTGCGTGACTCTTCCTGTGCCAGCGAAGACATGATGGTGATAAGCAGTTCACCCTTTGAATCAAGCGTGTAAATATTTTCTTTCTGAAAATACACTTCCACACCTTTTTCCTTTAGCTTGCGAACCGTAGTCAGACTGTCGACCGTATTTCTGGCAAAACGCGAAACGGACTTTGTAATGATGAGGTCAATCTTTCCGTCTAACGCATCGGCAATCATCTGATTAAAGCCATCGCGTTTCTTCATGCTGGTTCCCGTTATGCCTTCGTCAGAATATACATCCACAAATATCCATTCCGGATTACTTTGAATGTAGGTGGTATAATAATCCATCTGTGCTTCATAGCTGTTTTGTTGTTCTTCTTTTTCCGTTGACACACGCGCATACCCCGCAACTCTTCGTCTTTTTATCGCACTATGCGATTGAGCGGAAACAATCGGGGCAGTAGCTTTTATCACTTGTACTACTTTTCCTGCCATTGCATTATGACCTCCTCAAAGCGTTCTGGCGGGCAGCCTCACGCATTTCATCCGTCCAACTCTTACTGCGTGACCGGTCTTGCCATCGATAAGTAATAACATCGCCATTTTGGAACACAAAGCGAAGCAAATTGTCCTCAAGAACGTCGATATGCTCAATATTCACTGTAAAAGCTTCATCATCGAATGCGGTCAAGCCGAGTACCTCTGAGGCAGATGCTTTTAGCGTAGCTTCGGGTATGGACTTTGAGGTGCAATACTTTTTCCCTTTGGTGTTATATGTGGAACAGCACCAGACTACATTGTATGGCGTTGTTTTCCGACGATAATTCTTACCGCAAATGCCACAGCGAATCTTGCCTGTGAATGCGCTCCGGGTTACAGGCTTGTCAGGTGCGGAAGTTTTGCGTCGCCGCAGTTCACATTGGACTGCCTCAAACGCCTCTTTTTCAATGATCGCTTCGTGATCTGATTCCACATAGAATTGCGGTAGCTGACCGATATTCGGCACCTGCCTCTTCGTTAAGTGGTCTGTCACAAGCGTTTTTTGAAGCCGTAAATCGCCCATGTATTTTTCATTTCTCAGAATCCCACGGATGGTGTCGGTGTGCCATTCACAACCGAATCGCGTCATGGTGCCTTCGCCGTTCAGAATGTTACAGATTTTCTGAAGTCCGCAGCCGTCAATATAGAGTCCGTAAATGCGCCTCACAAGGTCAGCCTCGTCGGGAACCAATGTAATTTCACCATTGACAAGACGATAACCGAGCATGGTGCAGGTTGAAGCCTTGCCTTCTTCAAAACCGTTTCTGATACGCCATTTCACATTGTCGCTGCAAGACAGACTTTCGGCCTGCGCGAACGAGCCGAGCAGCGTCAGCATGACCTCGCCTTCGGCGCTTAATGTGTAAATACCTTGCTCCTCGAAAAAGACATCGATGCCGAGGCTTTTTAGCATTCGCACAGCCTGTAATAACGTGACTGTGTTTCGAGCAAACCGTGACACCGATTTAGTAACAACTATATCAACTTTTCCGGCTTTGCAATCTGCCAACATTAGCTGGAACTGCTCTCTTGTATCCTTTGTTCCGGTTTTGGCTTTATCAGCGTACACACCCACGAACTCCCAGTCTGCATTGTTACAGATGAAACTGTGGTAGTAGTCAATCTGTGCCGCAAGAGAATGCAACATCGCGTCCTTATCGCAGGAAACCCGCGCATAGGCGGCGACTCTTTTCCTGTTCACACTAACCGCCGGAGCAGGCGTAATATCAATTATTTTCTTTCCCATTTCGAGTCCTCCTTTGGTATGTGACATATTAACTCTGGTTTGGATACATAGCAAGTCATTCTGCAACAATACATTCAACGAATATTGGGCAGTATTTTTGGCGTAGAATTGTATCAATTTTCGAGTAGTCCTCGAAAGAAATCACTTTGTTTTCGAGCATTTTCTTGAATGGAGCGGCGCTGACCTGATACATGATTTCTTTTTTCATCTGTGCTTCCGTCATACCGACGCACCACCTTTGAAGCGGCCGGCTATATAGCAGTCGTGGGAGCAGTATTTTCTGTGCTGATTTCCATACGCTGTAAAGCTATGACCGCAGGTTTCACAGGTAAAGGAGTATACCGCTTTTCGTACAACTTGGTCTTGATGCGTATTCCACCATTCCATGCGGCATTCTGTTGAACAGAAACGACGTGACTTCATGCCGGGAATCTGCACCACAAGTTTGCCACATTGTGGACACAAGCTACTCGAGGTTTTTATGGTAGTGTGAGCGGCTCGTTCTCCGCTCAGTTTATTTCTCCTGCAGTAGCTTTTAACCGTGTCTTTACCAATGCCAAGCAAATCCGCAATTGCTTTATATCCGCAGCCTTTACTGCGCAGTTCTGCTATTTTAGCTTTTTGTTCATTCGTCATCGATTGTCCTCCAGTCCGAGAACCTCTGTCCTCACTACCCACTGGAGATGAGAGAGCCGTTTTGACGAAAAAAAGCAAAAAAATAATGGCTATCGAAAGACGAATCTCTCGGTAGCCATTAAACTGTTTGTTATTCGCTGTACTTGATGAAAGCATCGGTGAAGCCCGCTACTTTGACCTTTCCGAGCATGGCATCGGCATTAGCCTTGACGGAATACGCGCCAAGCTGAATACGATAATACTTTTTCGGTGCGGTTGACTCGACAGAAGCGGCAGAGGCAAGACCGGATTTTACGTCGGCACGGAAAGTATCCATGCTCTTACCATGCTTCGGAAACCAGTGCATCACGTCGCCGTGATTACTGGCG